CGTTCAGCCCGGTCTGACCATCAACTTCATGCGTTACAACAACCTCAGCGTCGACCAGACCGGGTCGGAACTGACTGAGGGTGTGCGTATGGAGCCGGTCTCGCTGACCGCATCGCAGATTCAGATCACCGTCAAGGAGCACGGCAAGGCTGTTGCCGTCACCGAATTGCTGCTCAACGCAGCCTTCGATGACGTGATGGCCTCGGCCTCGCGCCTCCTCGGTCGTCACATGGCTCAGTCCATGGACACGCAGGCCCGCAACACTCTCTACCAGAACGCTGTGCCGTTCGGTGGTGGCGCTGCTGTTGCTCCTAGCGTCGTCTTCGGTCGCACCGCCGCTTCTGCGCGTGGCGCTATCTCGCCGTACGATCCGGGCACGGTCGGTACCGCTGCTTCGCCGGGTTACCTCTCGCCTGCAACCGTCAAGGACGCAGTTGAGGTCCTCGCTGGTCAGAACATCCCGCGTTTGGGCGACACCTACGTGTGCTTCGTTCACCCGTCACAGAGCCGCGCCCTGCGCGACTGGCCTGAGTTCATTGAGGTCACGAAGTACGCCGCCCCCGGCAACTTCATGCTCGGTGAGATCGGTCGTATCTACGACGTGGTGTTCATTGAGACCACGCAGGTCACCAAGGGTCTGGACACCAGCGAGATTGCTGCTGGCCTCCCCGACTCCGGCGTCGGTGGCGACACGAACACTGAGTCGTACAACGCCATCATGATCGGTGACAACGCCTTCGGTCACGCCATCAGCCTCCCGGTTGAGTTGCGCGACGGTGGTGTGATCGACTTCGGTCGTGAGCACGGCTTGGCATGGTACGCCATCTGGGGCTTCGGTATGATCACCCACGAGTCCCGCGTGGTTCTCAACACGCTCGGCGGCTCCATCGCCTGATAAACCCGACAAGGTAATCACTGGAATGGGCGGGGGCCAAGCGCCCCCGCCCTTTCTGGTTGTATAGGAGATACGACATGACGGCACTCGCTGCTACCTATGGCTTTACCGCTGATAAGGGAGCCACTTTTAATCAGGTGATCAAGTGGAAGAACGAAGATAAGACCCCCGTCAATCTCGCAGGATACAGTGCAGAACTAGTCATTAGGGAAAAGACCACGGCAACTAACGTCGTACTTACTCTAAGCACAGACAACGGTCGTATTACCATTAACGCAAGCACTGGAGAGTTGGTGCTTACGGTGTCTGCCTCTGATATGGATATCACCGCAGGCCAGTACACGTACACTCTTGAGTTGACTTCGTCCTCAAACGAGGTAACACGATTGCTGATGGGTACGTTTACGATTCGTCCCGACGTGGTGCGTATATGAGTAACGTAGAAGTCTTTAACGACGTATATGAAGTCGTATTCGACCCTACGACGAATGTTATTGAGGTCGTAGATGCCAGCACCCGCATCGAAGTTCTCAGTACCGGGATTCAGGGAGCGGCTGGATCATCACTTATCAGTGGATCAATAGACCCGCCCCCCTCCGATACCGGCATCGTAGGTGACTATTACTTCTTTACGCAGGAGCCGTATTACATCTACGGTCCTAAGACTGAGTCGGGATGGCCTGCCACCCCGTTCTTCCAAGCGACAGGCTTAACTCGTAGAACGGTGTTCACACAGGGAGCAGCGTCAGATACTTGGACTATTCCTCATGACTTAGGTGGTTACCCATCAGTTACCGTGGTCAATTCTACCGGCACAGTAGTTGTAGGTACGGTAACATACAACAGTACAAGCGAGATTCAGATCGAATTTACAGCACCCTTTTCGGGTACCGCATATCTGACTTAGGAGGTCGGTAAGTGGCACAGCAATTTCTCACCAATATTGACCTCAAGCAGAACGAACTGGTCAATGCCAAGTTTCATACCGATACCTCTGACCCATCAACGGGTAACTTTGAGGGTCGACTCTTTTACAACAGTGCTGAAGATGCGCTGAAGTACTACGACGGTTCTACGTGGCAGATTCTTATCACCGGAGTATCGTCCAGCACCGCTGCTGTTAACGTCAGCACTGCCTCTAACGGCGCGGTGTCGTTCACCATTGCCGATGCCACAACGTCAGATTCTGGTCTTATGTCGGCAACTGACAAGGCCAAGTTGGATGATGCTACAGACGCTGCTACTGCGAGCAAGTTGGTTATCCGCGATGCAAGCGGTGATTTTGCTGCGAATGTCATCACGGCTTCCCGCGTTACCAGCCTGTCGGCCCCCACTGACGCAACTGATGCAGCCAACAAGGCATACGTTGACGCTGCCCGCTCGGGTCTTGACGTTAAGGCTTCAGTGCGTGTTGCTACTACGGCTGATATCTCTCTGACTAATACGACTACTGATGTTGACAACATTACGCTCGCTGATGGCGACCGTATCCTCGTTAAGGATCAGAGCACCTCGTCTGAGAACGGTATCTACGTTGTAAGCACGAGCGGTTCGTGGTCACGAGCAGCCGACGCTGACAGCAGCGCAGAAGTTACTCCCGGTTTGTTTACGTTTGTTGAAGAGGGTGACGCCAACGCTGATAGCGGATGGGTGCTGACCAACGACGGCACGGTCACGCTGGATACGACTGGCCTTACGTTTGCTAAGTTCTCTGGCGCTGGTCAGATTATTGCTGGTGACGGTCTGTCGAAGAGCGGTACGCAGTCGAATCAGATCGATGTCAACGTCGATGACAGCACTCTTGAGATCAACGGCGACAACGTCATCATCAAAGACGCCGGTGTTACTGAATCTAAACTCAACACCTCAGTTGCTGGTGGTGGTCTTACTGGCGGTGGGGGCGCGGCCCTCGCTGTTGGAGCAGGTACCGGCATCACGGTCAATGCTGACGATGTCCAGATTTCCGCTACATACGGTGGTCAGGCCAGCATTGACACTCTCGGTACGGTCACAACTGGTACGTGGGAAGCCACCGATGTGGCAGTGGCTCACGGTGGTACTGGTGCTAGCACCGCTGCCGACGCCCGTGACAATCTCGCTGAGACATCCGCTACTGGCCTTACGACCAGCACCCCGACGCTGGCTCGTATCGCCTCGCAGACGCTGACCACTAGCGCTACTTCGTACACCTTGACTCATAACTTGGGTACAGAGGATGTGATCGTACAGGTATTCGACACGACCTCCAAGGAAACGGTTCACGCTGATGTCGCTCGCGCTACCACGAATACTGTTACTGTGGAGTTCGCAACGGCACCCAGCGCTAACGCATACAAAGTCGTCATTACAGGTTGATAGAAAGGGGTTGCGGCCCCTTAGAAAGGCTGAGTTGTGGCTCAGAAGTTCACTACAGGCATTACCGTACGCGATCTTGCATCGGCAGCATCTGATGCTGTAGCCGTATCTGTTGCTGGAGATACCAATGACCGCATCAAGTACGAGGCTGGGGGAAAGATTGTCTGGGGTAGCGGCTCTGCTACTGGTGATGTCAATTTGTACCGTGACGCTGCTGACCGCCTCAAGACTGACGACGCCTTTCAGGCCGACGGGGGCCTCATTACGGTTACGACGGCTGGTACGCCGACGCTGAGCCTTCCAGATGGCGCTCTCGCCATCGATACTGTTAACAACCTTCTCTATATCCGTACGGGTGGGGTATGGGAGATCGCCTCTGGTGGCGGTGGTGCGAGTGTTACCACTTCTGATGGTGCCCCCGTAGACCCAGAAGACGGTGACCTCTGGTACGAGACCGACACCGGTTCTATGTTCGTCTACTACGACGATGGTGCCTCACAGCAATGGGTTGAGGTAGGTACCGCTGGCGTTATCGCCATGACTACACAGTCCACCGCCCCCTCTACTCCGTCTAACGGAGACCTATGGTTTGATACAGATACAGCAAAGACATATCTGTACTATGACGACGGTTCTAGTCAGCAATGGGTTGAGGTTGGTGCTGCTAGTGCTGCTGCGTCGGGTCAGGACGGGTATATCCAGTACGCCACGGGGGGCACGTTCAACAGCGCCTCCGCTTTGGTGTGGGATAACGCCACTAATGAGATGACGGTCACTGGAACAGTGGAGGCCACGCAGGGTCTTATCACCATGACTTCTGCCGGTGCCCCCTCTACAAGTCTTTCAGACGGAGCCATAGCGGTAGATACCACTAACGACACTTTCTATTACCGGTCAAATAGCACATGGAAAGAAGTATCGGGAACTACAATTACTAGTAGCACGACGGATGCTGCGTTACTCATCATGGAGATTATCTGATGGCTGCTGGAGATCGCACAGAAACAAGAGTTATTGGCCCTGCTGCTGTGGGTACGACTGACACGACGTTGGGAACCGTCCCCTCTAGCACGGTGTGGGTTATCAAGCAGTTCATTGTGACGAACACGAACGGTGTTGATGCGTGGGTGACGATCAGTGTGGGGGCAACTTCAACGGCTTCTAATGCGATCATGTATCAGTTGCCTATTTCTGGGTATGACACGTTGGTGTTTGATACTGCGTTGGTTTTGGCTGCTACTGAGACGGTTCAGGCGATTTCTGACCGTGGTGCGGTGAACGTAACCGCGAATGGTTGGGTGAAGGAACTGTGAGTATTGATGCTGCGCTGGGTAGGCTTGGCAACAAGTCTGGTGTTTGCACTAGTTCAACACGCCCCGTCAATCCCTTTGAGGGTCAGTTAATTTATGAGACTGACACTAATCGTACTTTGGTGTATGACAATGCTGCATGGCTTGTTGGGGTAGGCTTGGTAACAAGTCTGGTGTATGCACTAGTTCAACGCGCCCCGTCAATCCCTTTGAGGGTCAGTTAATTTATGAGACTGACACTAATCGTACTTTGGTGTATGACAATGCTGCATGGCTTGTTGTTGCCGATAATCAGGTGTTGAGTATTGATTCTGTAAACGGGCGTGTGGGTATAGGTACAACGACACCTAACGATAAAGTCACTGTAAGCGGCTCGGTGACTGCCGTATCAAGAGATGCCGATGGGACTACACCTGCAATTAGCCTTAGTTATCACACAGGCGAAGCAACAGGGTACATAGAAACATGGCAGTCAAAACCGCTGAGAGTGCGGACTTACGGAAATCAGTATTTCAACACTAACGGAATAGATCGTGTAACGATCAACACTTCTGGCAATGTCGGTATCGGTGATACTACGCCGTCGTACACGTTGGATGTCAACGGTGACATCAATGCCACAGGTGATGTACGGGTCGCAGGTAACCCTGTTGGAATGGTGTTGGTGAAATCCCAAGATATTGGGTATGCTGTGTCTTCGGTAACTGTCACTAATGCTTTTTCATCGTCGTACGACAACTACAGAATTGTTTTGGTGCTACAAGACTCTTCAAACAACACTGCCGTTCACTGGTACTCCCCGCAAGAAACCGGGTCGGTATACAACTATGCAGGCTATTACATGAATTTGTACACGCCGCCAACAGGTGCATCTTACATTGGGGCAGTAGATACAACTTCCATACAGATGGGGTTTACGACCGCTAATTCAACCGGCGATGGCGGAGCCATGACTATGGACATATTCGGCCCTTACCGAAGCGACCAGCAAACCAAGTGCATGTCCACATCGACAACTTACCTAGTCCACAATATGTGGGGAAGGGTATACAACTACACATCCCTTTCGGCCATAACTTTTGCCCCAGTCGCTGGCAACTTCAATGGTGGTAAAATACTTATTTACGGGTACGGGCAATGAACACATGGACTAGAGAAGAACTAGAGACCCTCTACCCTGACGGCACCGTCAACGTGCAGGTCGATGACGACGTGCGCCCGATGACGACCGACGAATGGTCAGCATGGATTGACTCGCAGGTCGGCATGGAGAAGCCAGCAGACCAGAACTGGCCAGATGCAGATTTACCTGACCCGCCGGAGGGTAACTGATGGCTGTATCTAGCACTACCGGCGGACTCAGGACAGGGGTATGTCTCTCCACGGACCGCCCCCAAAATCCTTACGATGGTCAAGTCGTATACGAGACAGATACCAACCGTACATTGGTATGGGATAACTCTGCATGGGTTGTTATTTCTGATCCGGCTTTGGTGTCATATTCTGGTTCTGCTGCTTCTGTTACAGGTAATCTGACTGGAAATGTCACGGGTGATGTTACCGGCGATCTGACAGGTGACGTTACTGCTTCTGCTGTAACTATTGGCGGGGAGAATGTGACCCCGTATACGGGTAGAAAGAACTACATTTACAACGGAGCAATGCAGATCGCCCAACGTGGCTCAAGCGTAAGTACATCGGGTGGCTACACTTTGGATCGCTGGAGAATTGAGCCGGTAAACGAGGCATACAGTGCCGGAATTGCTGGAAATGTCCAGCAGGTTGAGGATGCTGGTTACGCCATGAGCGTTCGCAGTGGTGGAACTGCACCCGGCTTTTACATGATTGAGCAGCGTTTTGATGGACAAGATGTTGCTCATCTGGCTGGTAGGACCGTAACTTTTTCTTTCAAAGTGAAGCGTGTCAGCACCACGATTACTCAAGGTGTTATTAGAGTGAATCATGACGATGACTTGTCCGGCTCTCTACGGGACGAGGCAACTATTGCAACTGTTGAGAATAATGTCACCACTATCTCAACAAGCGCCTACGAGCAGTACAGTACGTCGTACACCTTTCCGGCTACAGTCTCCACTGGTGGTTATTACCGTATTGGAATCTACTTTCACGGTATGGGTGGGGCACCTGCTAGCGGGGAACTATTCCGCATTAAAGATGTACAGTTGGAACTTGGAAATAAGGCGACCCCGTTTGAACATCGTTCCTTCGGGGAAGAGTTAGCGTTGTGTCAGAGGTATTTTTGGAGATGTGTTGATCCAGCTGGCGTAGGAGTTGCTGACAGTTTGGGAAGAGCAACGCGCGTGCTTATACCGTTCCATGTGGAAATGAGAGCAATACCTACATCCGTTGTTGGAGGAACACTTAACTTTTGGAATGGCGGATCAACAGGAACTGCCACTGGCCTACTTCTTACAGTAAACACAAAAAACCATGGACAACTTGATTTTAACGGCGGAACAGGAAGTGCTGCTGATTCTTGTACGCTATATACAACGGGTGGTTCACAATACATAGATTTTGCGGCGGAGTTGTGATGTATAGAGAATGTTTCGACCAAGTAACCAATAAAAAAGCAAGATGCTTATTGCGATTGGATGATATGGCAATTATTCCCGCCGACCCAGACAATACCGATTACCAACAATATCTAGCATGGCTAGAAGAGGGTAACGTCCCCGAAGAATGGAACCCTGAGGGGGCAGAATAATGGGTCTTACATCATCAGTACCAAACAGTATCCTTCAACCCGGCGTATGTACATCGACAACACGCCCAGCCGCCCCCTACGAGGGCCAAGCAGTATATGAAACAGATACTAATGACATCTCTGTATGGGATGGTACACAGTGGATCAAATATACGGGGGCTACTGGCACCCCCATCCAGTTGAATGGGAACACTGTGTCAGCAGATTTCACGTTCCCCACAGGTTATAATGGGGTTTCAGCGGGTCCGGTCACTATTGCTGATGGGGTGACGGTGACTGTTTCTAGCGGTAGCGATTGGAGTGTGGTCTGATGTCCACGTTGAAGTTCAGTTCTTGGCAGGATTTGAATGGTGACACCATTTATGATGCTGGCACGTTGGGTGCTATCGGCACATGGACGAGTTACACGCCGACATTCACAGGCTTGACCGTTGGGAACGCAACGCTTTCTTTCAGTTACACTCAGATCGGCAAGATCGTTCATGTTATTGGAAGAATGTATTTAGGGTCTACAACGAGCATTGCGTCAACACCCATCATGTCGCTCCCCGTTACTCGTTACACATCTGATCTTGAGGTGCTTGGTACTGGCTATCTTGGTGATACTGGCACGGCAACCTACATGATGTTTCCGCTGTCCGTAGCGAACAATACTGTGATTATGTTTGAAGCAAACCATACAGTCAGTTCAGCCGTCGTTGAAGGTGTAATCAATTCGTCAATTCCGTTTAGTTGGGCAACTGGCGACAGAATCGGCGTGAATCTCACTTATCGGGCGGCATGACATGGTGACTGTGACTTGTACAGACAACGACTGCCCGAATGGTGGCATTGACTACAACGTGTTGGGCACGCCACCGTTCGTGGAGTGTGGCGGGTGTCATGTGATGCTCGCGCCAACTGATGAGCGTCCTGATCCTGAAATGCCAGCAATGCCTTTTCCTGAGGCCCCCCAATGACCTCTACTGCTCGCTTTGATAACTGGCAGAACCGTCTGGGTACTCAGGCAGGGTCGATTGATGCTTCCGGTAATGTCACATT